GGTACGGTTGATGTGATCGATTACGTTCGCGACCAGATCGGCAAAGGTGCAAACCTTGACACGGTCATCGAGGGTGTCGGCATCTTGGCGGCTGGGGCGACTCAGCAGTACATCACGGACCTGAAGACACCACCCAACGCACCGTATACAATCGCCAAGAAGGGATCGGATAACCCCCTTATCGACACGGGGCGCATGCGCGCCTCTGTCACATCCACAGTCACCGACGAAAAACCGACAGAGGGCCTTGTATGAGTTTGCTGATGACCGGACATATCGACGCGGTATTCGTCTCGGTCCCTGCAACCCGTACCGCGATGACTGGCGGCGGCTACGTCGACGGGATATTCGTACCCGGCTCGACGACCACATCCGATTACGTCGTGAATATCCAGCCGGTGAGTGAGCGCGAACTCGACTTCTTGTCACAAGGCGGGGAGCGTATCGTCGACCCACGCCGGATCTACATCAACGACGGCAACATGCAACTGATCGACCAGACCGGTACGTGGACGTTCCTCGGTCAGACATGGAAGGCGCATCGGTGCGATAATCGATACTGGCGTGACTACTGCAAGTGCATCGTATCGAGGATCGACGACCAGTGACCAACGAACAGCTTTTCGCCATCCTACGACCGATCATCATGCGCGTGACGGGCGTTCCTGAGTGCATCCTTGCAGACCAGAACGCCAAGTCGCCCACAGGTGAATACGCATCGATTCGACCACGTCAGAGCATCGACCAGCGTGGACAAGCTCACATCTACTCGCTCGACAAGATCGGCGACCTCGTAACCGTTGACGTGCGCGCCCAGGTTATCGCCACAGCAAGTGTGAATTTCTACCGGGGTGACGCAATGGCACGGGTTGAACGCCTCAAGGAGTGCAACAAGCGCCCAGACGTGTCGATGGATCTATTTCGCGCCAAGGTACGGTGGTTGGGTACGTCAGCCGCCAACAACCTCACAGCGTTACAGTCGGTCAATTGGGAGCAGCGTGCGCAGATCTCGATTCGTCTCGGTTACGAGGTGTCGAATATCAACGACGTGAACAATATCCTCAGCGCCAGCGTGATCGTCGAGAACGAAGACGGTGATGTGTTGCAGACGATCGATGTGGCCCCGATTCAGCCGGTATTTCGGTCGACGATGAGCGAGAGTATTCGCACCACTATGGGTGGCGCGTTTCGAATCGGGGTGATGGTATGAGTTATCCGGTGACCAATTTCATACGAATTAATACTTTCACACGGGGGTCGAGGGTCGCGCCGATCCCGGAAGAACCTGACCCCGTGATTCGGTCAACGATGGGTGATAAGATTCGTACCACTATGAGCGGCGCGTCCCGTTCAATCAAATGAGGATGTGACTATGGAAACCGCAACACTACTGGATTTAGCGCCATCCCCAGGCGTCCTTGCAGGTTCTGAGGTGCTTGAGACAGTTGTGGGCGGTGCGAGTGTCACGATCACAGCCCAGCAGGTCGCTACCATCGCCACAACGGCTTCAGCGCTGGACGCCCAGGCACGTGTTGATGCATTGAATGGTGGCGCGCCTACCGACTTGAATCGACTGGTTGAGATTGCAGCGGCGATCAACAACGACCCGGCGTACCACACGACGGTCGATAATGCGTTGGCGACTAAGGTTAATGTTGCGGATTTAGCGAATATATCTGATTTGAGCAAGGGTGCCGGATCGGTAGGTAATGGCGCCATAGCCGTGAGTACCGTTGCAAATATGATTGGTCTGACCGGGATGACTACCGGGCAACGTGTTAGTACCTTCGAGTATTCCGCCGGATCAGGGGGTGGTGGTACGTACTTGTTTACTGTGTCCGGTAGCCCACCAGCCAATAACAGCGTCACTATTTTTCGATCTACTGATGGGACTGGTTACTGGTCACTGATCCATAACGGAACGATTGACGTTAAGCAGGCCGGTGCGGCGGCTGGAATTGATTGTTCTGCGGTATTCGCCGCCGTTGTGGCCGCCGTTGTGGCCAGTAATGGCGCAATCTCACGTGTGATATTCTCAGCGGTGACTGGTGGTCAATACACGGTTGCCAGTCAGGTTCTGTTCAATTGCAGCCAGATTGTCTATGAGTTCCAGGCAGATGTGGTGAATACCTCGACGACCTATGCAACCCCATTAATTTTCGCTCACGATCTGAATGCCCAGCCAACCGCAGCACTGCTCAACGTAACGATCATCGGCAACGGTCATAAGTGGGATGGTAACGGTGCTGCCATCTTGGCAGGTATGGGACTTGGTCCCGGTGTGTTACCTTCAACTTTCCCAGCGCCGATGTTCAACTACATCGATAATCTGAATATCCACGAGACTGATTTTGCCAATGGCGTTTATGACAGTCTGAATCTGCGTCAGTGCCGAAACCACAAAATCACCAACTGCATCTTTCGCGACGCCACGCAGTATCTGGCCAACGGCCTGAATATTACGACCAACTGGGCTACGTACGTGCGCGGCGATTACAGCACCTATAGTCACGGTGTTGTCGAAGACTGTTTGGCCTATAACAACTCGTCCATGGGGATGACCTACTACCATTGCTGCGGCGGCACGTTCCGGCGGTGCATTGCGCACAACAACGGATTAAACAATGGCTCTGGCGGCTCCGGGAGTGGATTCAGCTATGAGATGCCATCCGGGGCGTTCTCGATCAAATACGCAGACGGGCTATTTGACGACTGCCACGCCAACAACAACGGTATCAATGGATACTATATCAACACGCCAGGAGTTCTGGTTAATGCTGCATGCACCTCTTTCGGAAACGGTGTTCTTGGACTTGCAAACGATGTAAGCGGATTGCAGATGTGCGGAGTCTGCGTTTCTGGCGCGGATCAAGTAACGGTGCTTGGGAAACATCAGTTCAACGCTCGACACGGTGTTTCCTTCCTCGGTGCGTCAGGACTGCAACCCACGTGGAACTGCGCGGGAGAATATGGCGACAACGCGGGTAGCGGCATCAATATCCAAGGTATATATCGTGGCGGGGTTGCACCCGGTACCAAACTGTTCCGCAACGGTCGCACGTTGATCGGTGGGCAAAACCTGACGGCGCTCAACGTATCGAACTCTACATATAACAATGCGGCAGGGGAGTTCATTGCCGTAGGTCTTGAGTTCGACAGCAATGGCGGCAGGGATATCAACATAGGGAACGTTCGAACGGTCCGGATAGCAGGTAATAACTGCGTCAATAGTAACGACATGCGAGGCTCAAGCGGGGGTACCGGGTTTGGGTTTGGTGCCATCGCCAATCTGTTTCTCAACACCAACTTTATGGATGTGGTGGGTAACGGTTGGACCACTAACGCCTATGTAATCGGCAACGATGTAACGAACGTCTACCAGTTTGCAAACAAATCAAACCAAGCCACCGGTAACGTCATGACGAACAGCGGCAGTACTAAGTTCGGCATTTCCAGCGCCGCACGCATCACGACCGGTACGCATACCACATTGACCGCTCTACCGGCTACCGGTACAGCCACCCTGACGGATGTTTCGAATGTGCTTGCCACCCTCATCGAATCGCAGAAAGATGGGTTGATGCAGGGTTGATAGTCACACCATCGAATCCCGTGATAGACTCTCGCGGGATTACACACCTTCTCGGAGTTAGCAAATGAGCTACCCAGCAACGAATGTCATTCAGATCAACACGAGAATTCGACCTGCGGGCCTCGGGACAGCTAACTTCGCAAGCGCGATGTTGTTCGCCCCGAATGGCGAGCTTCCTGTCGGGTTCACCGCTGACACTTACCGTACCTATTTCACGCTGACCGCTCTAGCGGTTGACTTCCCGGACACCACCGAGACGTACAAGGCTGCCCAGCGTTGGCTTGGTGGTACCCCGGCAACACGTGAACTCAAAGTGTGGGCAACCGCCGTTGCCGATGCGACCTTCACCGCTATACTGAACAAAGCGCGTAACGTCGTCTGGTGGTACTGGACGCTCATCACCGCCCCGATTCTGGCAGTTGAAGCGACCGCTACACTGATCGCCCAATGGTGTGAAGATAACGGTTCGATGTTCATCAACAACCAGACCGGTACGTCGGCTGGGCTGATCCGTGCGAACACGGCGGGCAACATCGCGATTGATTTCACGACTGCCGGGTTCCGCCACGTGTTCACCCCTGTGCATGCGACCGATGCATACGCTGGTAACGCGTTGGCGAAACACTTCGCCGCTGTGAACTATTCAGCGGACCTGTCGACCATCACTGGAGAGTTCAAGAAATCCCCAAGTGTGACCGCCGAGGATCTGACTGATACCGCTTACTCGAACATGATGCTCGACACCGTCAAGGCTGTGTTCTACACGGTCGTGGACAATCAGGGTTCGACCGATGCGGGACGCTGGATCAATACCAGAACCCACAGTGCATACGGTGAGTTTATCGATGACGTCGTGAATCTCGACGCGTTCATCAACTTCTTGACCACCGCACTGTACAACTCGCTGGCGAACGTACCAACCAAATTGCAACAAACGCCAGTCGGTCAAGCTGTGTTGCTGGGTACGGCTCGTCAGATCGGTCAACAGTTCATTTCGAACGGTTACCTGGGTCCGCGCAACTACATCAACCCAGACGATGGTCTCGAAGCGTACACCCTCGGCTTTGAAATCCTGACCGTACCCGAGGACATTCTCGACCTGTCGGAAGCTGATCGTAACGCCCGTAAATCTGCGCCGATCCGTATGCGTCTGTTCCGCGCCGGGGCAATCCATTCGGCCATCGTCGACCTCGACGTCTACTAAGGGGAACATCTGTGAGCCTATCGAACTTCTCTACGGACCTCTGTGTCGTCACTGTCAACGGTCGTCAGATCAAAGACTGGGGCGAGACTGCCACACCGTACACCGACGCCCCAATCGATCCGAAGGCGGCGCTTCGGCGCGGCCAGGGCGGTAACGCCATTCGCCTCAACCGGATCAACCCGGGGCGTGCGGTGAGCCTGTACCTGAATCCAGGTTCGCCCGACTCGGCGTACTTGCAAGGTCTCCACACGTCGAACGCCAACATCACGCTGACTTACACTCAGATTGGAACGCTCGAGA